AAAGGTTTTAGCAATATGTGAGCCATTAAAGGTTCGTGTTATTACTAAAATGAACCCTTTGGCATCTTACATATCACATGGCCTACAAAAGGCTATTAAACGTGATTTAAACACTTATTCTAATATCTTTATTTTAACCACAACACCAGTTACAAAGAATATTATCACCTCTCAAATTTTAGAGAAGAATAGAAAATTAGGTTTTAAATTTGATCGTTTCTATTCTGGTGATTATTCTGGTGCGACAGACTCCTTAAACATTAATTTAACAAAAGAGATATTTAATCAAATTATTAAAGATTGTAAGTATACAGATGAATTTTTAGATTTGCTTCCTGATATTTGGCGCTCTATTCTTTTTGAACAAACATTAGTCTATGATCAACTTGATCCAGATAATTTAGTTCGAATTGAACAGAGAAACGGCCAACTTATGGGGAGTATTTTATCGTTTCCTGTATTATGCCTTGCGAATCTCTATTGTTATTTGAGAGCTATGAAAATATATTGTGCTCTCTATGGCTACACTGAACCATTAATAGAGGAACTACCTCTTTTAATTAATGGTGACGACATTCTTTTTCCTGCCAACGATGATTTCCTTACCATTTTTTGGAAAGAGGTAAGTTATGTTGGTTTTACATTAAGTCCTGGAAAAAACTTTTATAGTGAACGATACCTTCAGATCAATTCGACAACTTTTACGTTGTCAGATAAACTTGAAGATAGTACATTCACTAATATTGGTTTTATCACAGGCCAGAGTAAGAAGAATGGTCGTGATTCTGATAAATTTAGACCAATGTATGAACTTTATAATTTTAATTTAAATAAGTATATCTCCGAAGAATTTCTTCGAAATAGATTTATATTTTATAATAAGAAACTTATTCGTTCACATACATTAAATGGGTCTTTGAATTTATTCGGATCACAATTGGATGGTTGTATGGGTCTTAAAACCCTTTCGTATGAAATAGAATATACAACTAAACAATTGAAATTGTGTAACTACTTACGTAGCCAATTTAATGAGTCAAAATTGTTCCGGCTGATTGTCCCGAATGTTTCAATGTGTGCTAAGGATACAAATATTTATGAGCAGCGCACACGTAAGCCTGATGTTACATGTATATATAATGTGAAGACTAAAGAAATTGTTGATTTCTTAGATTCACCGTCAAGGGCTGTTGAAACAGTTGAGGATCTGGTCCCCTATAAACCTGATATATCTGGAGATAAGGTCATGCCGACCTTTATTTTTGATGATTCTCCATTACTCGACTCCATAAGAGTACGTCGTAATATATATCGAAAATTTAAGAAGGTTATAGG